GCCGCGTCGGCTACCTCTCGATTCCTGCGTGACATCATCCGCAGCCCCATCTACCGCGCCACCTTCCCGCACGTCGAACTGAAGCCCGGGGAAGACACCGTCATGGCGTGGTCAATCACCGCGCCCGGGGTAGGGGCGAGGCGTGACCCGTCCGTTCAAGCCTCCGGCATCTTTGGACGCACGGGCGGACGCGCTGACGTTCTTTGGCCGGATGACATTTGCGACCTACGAAACGCCGTCCTCCAGCCGACCCTCCGCGCACAGGTCAAGGAGGCGATGAACAACATCTGGCTCCCCATGCTTGACCCGTCCGCCAAGCACCCCGCCCGCATTTGGCGCACGGCGACCCCCTTCCATACCGACGACATCACCGCCGACTGGCGCAGGGAATGCGAACGCGCTGGCACGCTCTTACGCGAGCCTTGCCGGGGACTGATTAGCCCGTGGCCGAGCGTCTTCACGCCTGAGATCCTTGACCAGAAGCGCCGCGAGATGGGGCCGATGGCGTATGCCCGTGCCTACGAACTCGTTCCGCTGTCCTCCGACCTCCTGATCTTCCGCCCAGAATGGACGCGCTACTACCGATCCGGCACAGTCCCCCTCGGTACGCGCACAGTCGCCGCCATCGACTGGGGCTACGGAAAGAAGCGTCAAGAGCGCGACGACCCCGACTACTCGGTCTGCATCGTGGGCGAGGTTGACCAAGCCCGCAACCTGTACCTCACCGACATCCTTCGCGTGCGCGAGTCCTTCCCCGACTTTGCCCGCATGGCGAAAGACCTCGTCGAGCGCCGTGGGGTAGGTATGGTGCTTGCGGAGGCGAACGGGCCGCAGAAGGGCGTGTTCGACCAATTCCGCCAAGACTGCCACCAGCCCGTCATTGCCGTGACCCGCACCGCCGACAAGCATTTACGAGCCGCTGCCGCCCAGCCGTTCGTTGAGCAGGGCAAGCTCCTGTTCCCGCAGAACCATGATGGGCAGGTACACGCCGACTTCCGCTCCACCCTTGACGAAATGCTCGCCTTCCCCGCTGGTAGTCATGACGATACGGTCGATTGCATCGTTGACCTCTGCACCGCAGCGTCGAGCGGGACGGTAGTGACATCAGGCGGCGCGGTCACCGTGGCGACCGACACAAGCAGGATGTTCGATTCTCGCGCAGTCAAGCGCAGAATGTTCGGTTGAATCGCTACGATGCGTTCCATGTGCCGAAACGACATTGAGCGCCGTCTTGGATTTGCAGCCGCATGGCGCGGCGCACCAGAGCCGCAGTATTACGCGGGTCTAAGCAAACTCGGCGCAAACGACCGGAAGCGGGTAATCGGGACAGAGTTCCGCAAGCTCTTCCCAGACGCACGGGTCGGATGGAGTTACGACTTCAACAAATTGCAACCCATCAAAGACGACCGACTCTACTGGGTTGGATTCGTGAGCGGCACACCGCGAGAGATCACGCGTTTCGTCATGTACACACCAACCAACAAGCCAACAACCTGCGGCGCAAAGTGCAGGAATGCGCGGGGGCCTGCTTGCGACTGTAGTTGCAAGGGCGAGAATCACGGCAAGAACTAAGGAACCACATGAGCAAGCAAGACATCGAGAAGCGTTTGGGATTCGCGGCGCAAGGCGTGAAGGCCGAGTTTGGTTCTAACGATCCGTATATGCAAGAGCGCACAGTCAAAACGCGCAAGGGCAAGACTTCTGACATTGTTGCTCAAATTGGGCAAAACGGTGGCGGTGGCGACTATATCGCTACTTTGATGATTGTGCATTCAGACGGAGAAGGTCAGGTTTTGCAATCAAAGTACGGTTACAAAACTCCCGAAAGCGCAACGCGTGCGGCAATCCGTTTGTTTGACGCTCATGTTTCCCGCGGCGGATACGCTCGCTCTGGCGCGAAGGCGAAGTTTGCAAAGCCTCAGTTCCGCACGAAAAAACTGCACAACGGATATATAGCCGTAGAGGTAAATCAAGGGAACGGCTGGGAGAGGTACGACACTACGCACGAAGAATCTTGGAACGGAATTGAAGAGTACGAACGCGGATACCAAAAGGCGTATGACCGAGGACTTCGATACAGCGGAGGCTCATGGCGTATTCCTAGCACCAACGCCGCCCGCTCGGGCGTGAAGGGCAAGTTTGTCCGCATCGTCACAACCCCGCAAGGCCGCTACACCACCAACCTCGACAAGAACACACGCGCCCCAATTGAGGGCGGCAAGGGTTACGTCATGGTTGATCCAGCGCAGTACATCACGCCTAAGCGCGTGCGCGTGCAAGGGACGAAGGGCGAGATCGAAGTGCGAGCCGTTCTTGATGGCAAGGAGATCGTTGGCGTGTCTGCCAAGCTTGTCTCCTCTCGCCCCGGCGTAAAGGCGAAGATGGCAAAACGCATGGTCGTTGACACGATTACGAGCGGCAACCAAAAGCACGAATTGGGATACGAGTCCGTGATGCAATCGCTTACCGCTGGTGAGCCGCCGCATGAGTGGTTCCGCCCGGTCGTCCGCACGACCAACCTAGACACCGGGAAGTCATCAGAGAAAGCAAGCCAGCCGCATTACACAGAGAAGTCGGCACGCGACTGGCTCAAGAATTACGCAAGCAGCGTCAAGCCATCTACCGATCCGTTGTATGCCGAGTATGCAAGCAACCGCGAGAAGATCAGCAAGATGATGACAAGGCTGGCACAGGCTCGAAACAATCCAGAGATGCGGCAGAAGCTCCAAGCCGAAAGCGACAAGCTAGACGCTCGGCAGCGTGAAGTCGCCACGCAGCTTCAGAAGCGCAAGTCCTCCCGCCCCGGCGTGAAGGCGAAGGCGTGAGCCAGCGCAAGGACATCATGCGCCGACTGGGCATCTTTGCCCTGCCGACAAGCAAGCGCAAGCTGACCATCGACCAAGCCGAAGCGGCGCTCAAGCGCCTTGGGTATACGCTTGACTTCCGCAGCGGGCAGACCAACCCGCCAACGTGGCAAACCTCCTACGAGGTGAAGCAGCCGAACGGCGTTGTCAAGCGCATGACGGTAGACCAGATCAAAGCCCTTGCATACGAGAAATCCTGATGCCCGACCCGATCAACAACCCGCTCTCGCAACGTCAGTCGATCCCCGGCGCAGGATTGCCACCAACCAAGCGACCGCGCAAGCCGCTCCCGCCTCCGATTGATCGCGGACTGACCGGGCCGCTCGCCATGCCTGTGGAAGTGCAGCGGAGTTTCTTCCGCACCGCCAGCCTGATGCTGCGGAACTCTAGCCTCGCCTACCGCCTCGACCCGAACTATCAGGCAATGATGCGGGCAGACGCGGATATTGAGGGCGTGCTGCGCTCCCTGCTCGTGACGCTTGCCGGGTTGGAGTGGAACGTACTTTCCGACGACGAATCAGATCCGCGCCTCGTCAAGCTCGCCGAGCGCATTGCCGAGATCATCGGCGCAGCCCCGCGCCGTAGCGATATGTTCCGCTCCCTGCACGAAGCCGTCTGGTACGGGTGCAGCGCCGTGAACGTGGTCTACGACCGCGACCCGCGCATGGGGGTACGCATCCGCGAATGGCTCCCGCTTGCCTCCGACACCCTCGCCTTTGACCAGACCGGGAACGTGGCGATGCGCGTTGGTAGCGCCTACATCAATCAGGAATCCGTCACCGACCTCGGCTTTGACTCGCTCGTCCACCTGTTCGACGATAACGAACGTCGCGCCATTGTCCTGCACCGCGTCTTCACCACCGCGCCTAACTTCATCGACCCGAACAGCGCCGAGACGATCTACCGAGGCGTAGGTGCGCGAGATGTCTGCTGGTACATCTGGCTCTTGAAGCAGGAAGTGCTACAGAACGCCGCCGCCTATATCGAGCGGTACGCGCTCGGTATCCGCGTTGGGTACTACCCAGCCGGGAACGATGCAGCCAAGAGCGAGATGATGACGATTCTCCAGAATCTCGTCAATGACAACTCGGTCGTCCTGCCCCGCATTTCGCCGACCGAGTCCATGTACGACATCGACATCAAGGACGCGAACGCTGGACGCGCTCAGATCTTCATGGAGATGGTCAACTGGCTCTCGGGCAAAATGAAGGAAGCGATCCTCGGTCAGTCGCTCTCGAGCGAGGCTGGCGGGACGGGTATGGGGTCAGGCGTTGCCGACCTCCACGCCGATACCCTTTCTCGCGTCATTCGTTATCACGCGGATTGCCTCGCGGAGAGCCTGACCACCGACCTTGTTCGCATCATTGCCGGGATGCTCGGAGCCTCCGAAGAGGATGCCCGCCGCATCCGGTTCGTCTTCGCCCCTGAGCGACCAAACCCAAAGGAGCGCCTAGAAGCAATTCAGACGTTCATTTCGATGGGTGGCCGCGTCAGCGAGCGCGAAGTCCGCGACCTCCTCGGTCTGTCCGACCCGGAAGACGGGGAATCCGTCCTCGGTGGTCAAGCCGCAGGCAGCGCGGGCGCATCGTCCAACCCGCTCTCCGCCATGCTTGGACAGGGCAACGAGAGTGAGGGCGACGAGCCAGCCCCTGAAGCGCCGAAGGTAGCCGCCGTCCGCAAGCGCAAGCGATGACCAAAGCCAACCTCGACAAGCACCTCCGCAAAGTCTTGCGCCAGTCGCAGCAGGCGTACCGCCGTGCGGTCGCGGCTCAGGTCAGGGGCGAAGATGCCCTCGCGGCGTGGGCAGAGTTCCATGAGGCGACTGCGGCGCTCCTGATGGCATCGTGGTTGTTTGGGGCGCGTGACACCGTGGACACCGCCAAGATCCCTGACGGGGCTATTGAGGGAATGCTCGACGATGGGGACGCGGTCAAGTTCGACCGAGACGTACCGATCTCCCTTGAGGGCTTCGGGACGAAATGGATGGCTCCGATCACGGGCTGGTTCAGGAAGCGCGTACCTATCTCACGCGCCGACTGGGATCTGCTCATCAAGGCGGCCGCAGCTAGCGCCGGAGACGTGACCGATCACGAGCGCGAAAACGCCCTTCCTGACCTCCGCAAGCAGTCCCCGATCCTCGATTCGTTGTTACGCGGTGTTACACGGGGGCCGCAGGGCGCTATCTCGCGGGTCAAGCGGATCGTCGATACCACCTTCTTTGTGACGGCCATGAACCCCGCCCAGACGCGCATGGTGCAGGAACTGATCGCGCAGGTCATCGAAGAGCGCCCTACCAAGAGCGTGATCGGCAAGCTCATCAAGACCATGAACCTCGGCGACTTCGTGACCACCGCCCAACTGATGACCGGGACAGGGCTAACGTCCTCCCGCCTTGAAACCGTCCTGCGGACGAATACCAACCGCGCCATGACCGAGGGCAGCGCCGAAGTCCTACGGGATGAGCGGGTGCAGGCTTTCGTCCCGCTGGTGCAATTTAGCGCCACCAAAGACCCGCGCACCCGGGACACGCACCGCGCCTTTGACGGCTACGTCGGGACGATGGCAGACTTCGACCGCCTTGGGATTGCCCCGCCGCTAGGCTTCAACTGCCGCTGTGCGCTAATCCCCGTCCCTGCCGCCGAGGCCTTGCGCGAGCGATGGACGCGCCCGAACGGGACGATTGACCCAGCCGCTATTGCCAAGCATAATGGAGCGCGTCAGCGCCTAGTAGACACGCGCCAAGTTCCTGACCCCGGTTTCGTAAACGCATAAATAAATCGCAATGGAGATCGCTACGATGCACGACATGAGCAACACACGCAAGGAAATCGCCGCCCGTCTTGGATTTGCAGCGAAAGAAGTCTTCGCCGACAAGCGCACTACCGCCGGGGCGCTTCGCAAGGCGCTGAAGGCGAAGGGTATTACGAGCGCCGCTGACCTTGAATGGCATGGCATCTCGGCAAGCGACTCGGATTCAACGCCTTACTGGTTGTACGAGGACGGCTCAATGGAGAAGATTGACGATGTCCCACACGGGCAGCGCGATACCTTTATTCCGGCTCCAAAAAAGAAGTCCTCCCGCCCCGGCGCGAAGGCGCAGTTTGACAACAAGCAGATTGCACAAGGGCTATCGCGGTTGTTGAAGGAAACCGGGTTCGATGGAATGGCTTCCGATGTCTTGTCAGGGCCATCCGATTCGGAGACGCTACGCAAGTACGTCCGCGTACTGAAGGGCAAGATGTCACCATTGAGCGGCGATGCCAAGTCGGCTGAACTGCTTTCCAAATTGGACAAGATGCTTTCCTCCCGCCCCGGCGCGAAGGACGAGTTTGCCGCGCATCCGTCTTGGAGCGAGGGCATTCTGGGGAAGGACACCGATCCGAAGCTCGCGGCATATTCGTGGATCAGCAAGAACAACATCGAAACCGGGCGCAAGCAAATGCTGCTCGCTGACCTTGCGGCTGGTATGTACGAGAAGAACCCGTCCATGTCAATCGCTCAGGCCGTCCTAGCCGCCGCCAAGGACATGGTTAGCAAGGGTGTCGCAACAAGAGACATTCAGCAATGGGCAGAAAACGGCGGCAAGTTTGCCCGCCCCGGCGCAAAGACCCGCATGACCCGCGAGCAGACCGAGGAGCAGAAGGCAGGGCTGAAGATCATGTCCGCCGCTGACCCAGCCGTCGGCGCGAAGATCGCCAAGCTCATCAAAGAAGGCAAGCCACAAGACCAAGCGGTCGCAATCGCGCTCGACATGAAGCGCAGAGGAGAACTGTAAATGCCCGTAATCAACACCGCCCAAGAGAACTTCCGCAAGGTCACGGTCGCTACCGTCCCTGCAACCTACACCGCAGCGCAGGCCGTCTTGCTCAATGCTGCCCCGACCAGCACAACGGGAACCGCCCTCTTGTGGGACATCAACACGGCATCGGTGAGCGGGACGAACCCTTCGCTCCTGTACGTCATGCCGTTCCTTGTATCGGCGACCACCGCGCAGACCAGCATCGGTATGCGGCTTCTCGGCTGGCGCAAGTACCTTGACGTTGCCGGGACAAGCTTCTGGTTCATGCCGACCGTCCTCGCAGACTTCACGCTGACATTCACCAGCGGAACCGTGCCGAACTACACCATCGACGTGGCGAACACGCGCACCTTCTCAAGCATCACGCAGGTCAGCGGAACCCCTGCCGCCAACCTGTACTCGCCCGCTACGGCATCGGCCTCAAACGTGGAACCCGCCTACGCGATGATTGACCTTGCCGGGTCGTCCTACGTCACGGCGCAATTCAAGTCGAGCGGCACACCAGACATGGGAACCTTCTGGGCTAACCTGTAAATGAATCGAGCGAACCGTCCACGCATGGCGCGACTTCCCGGCTCGTCTTACGACAGCCGCAAGATGTCGCGCTTTAGTGGAGTAACTATTACTATCGCCGATGTCTTGGTAGTTGCTGGCGGCGGCGGCGGTGGTGGTGCAGGCGCAGCATCTGGCGGCGGCGGAGGAGGTGGCGGTGGTGGACTGATCTACACACCACAGACACTTGCACGCTCGACCACTTATGCGATTTTTGTTGGTTCTGGTGGCGCTGGTGCGGCTAGTACCGGGTCGGGAAGTGACGGAACCGCAACGACCGTATCAATTCTTGCGTTGTCTGCAACTGGCGGCGGTGGTGGCGGGGGCATACCGAATCAACAAGCGGGACGCAATGGAGGATGCGGAGGCGGAGCAAGCTGGGGCGGATCAGCAGCAACAGGAGGAACAGGGAGCCAAGGATTTAACGGTGGTTCTGTCACCAACTTTGTCTCGCCATTCATTGGCGCGGGTGGCGGTGGTGCAGGCGCAGTCGGCGCAAACGGTGGCGCGGTGTGTGGTACTGGCGGCGATGGTGCGACATACTTCGGAACTACTTATGCGGGTGGCGGCGGTGCTGGCAAACTTACTGGCGCTGGGTGCGCGGGCGGTAGCGGCGGCGGCGGTGCTGGCGGTAACCCTATCGGAACAGCAGGAACAGCAAATACAGGCGGCGGCGGCGGCGCTGCTGGTTGTAACAATCCAACTGGCGGAGGAAGCGGCGGCGCAGGCGGTAGCGGTATTGTTGTTTTCCGTTATCCCGGCACGCCAGTCGCCTCCGTTACTGGCGCAACAAACACGACAACACAATCCGGCGGGTTCACCTTCCATACGTTCTTAGTAAACGGAAACTTGGTGACGATATGAGCCAAGGGCTAACCGCATGATTGACCTGAAGCCCACCACCGAGATGGCATCGAATGCTGCCCGTGGCCTTGAGCTGCGCGAGAAGCATGGCAGGGGTGGCACGGAAATTGGAGTAGCCCGGGCGCGTGACATCAAGAACCGGGCGAACCTGTCACCCGAAACCGTGCGCCGCATGGTGTCCTACTTCGCTCGGCATGAGGTTGACAAGCAGGGCGAAGGATGGGGCAAGGATTCCGCTGGCTATATCGCTTGGCTTCTGTGGGGCGGCGATGCGGGCAAGGCGTGGGCGGAGCGCAAGGACAAGGAACTCGATCGCAAAGAGGAGAAGACCGTGAACGCAAAGACATCTCACACCGTTGCCGAAGACGGCGACAAGGTCATGATTGAGCGCGTTGAACTGTTCATGGCGTTTGACCCAGCCATCGACGATGGCGAGGCTGACCCGGAGTTAAAGCGTTTCAACAACAAGCGCCTCAAGGACATCGTCGCTAGTACGCGCAAGCACATGGCTCGCGGTTCGTTCCCTCGCCTCGTCATCATGCACGAGAAGGACGGCAAGGAACCGAAGTCCGCTGTCGGTCGATTCCCCACAATTTCCTACGAAGAACGCGATGGAATTGGGTACATTGTGGGCGACATGGAAGTGAATCGCAACATCTTCGACGCATATATCGCTACCAACGCGTTTCCGCGTCGGTCGGCTGAGATTTGGTCAGGCTCAAATCACCTCTCCGAGGTGGCGCTGCTCGGGCGTGAAACCCCGCGCCGTCCCCTCCCGGATACCCATTTTACTCGCAAGGGCGAAAAGATCACCTGTTCAAAGTCCAACCATGACCTCGTCGGGGTCGGCGGTGGACTCAATACCTTTGTCCCGACGACTACCAAGGAGGAGGCCAGCATGGCATCCAGCGACGATATGCGCGAGGAGTTGGAGGCCATGAAGTGCGCCATCTCCGAACTCTCGGACATGATGAAGAAGAAGTTCGCGGACGACTCGGACGATAAGGACGAGATGGCTGCGGACGACGATGAGATGAAGGACGAGATGGCCGAGGAAGACGGTCAAGTCCACATCGACATTGAGAGCCATGACGTTGAGGCAGGCGAAGAGGACGAAATGGAAGACGAATCCGTCATTGCCAGCCGTCGTTCGACCTACGCTCTTCGGTCAGAAAACGCTCGCCTCAAGTCGCGGTTCGCCCGACTTGAAGCCGAGTTGAAGCGCGAGAAGTTTGAGCGCGAAGTGGAGATCATGGAGCAGGAGGGCTACCGCATCCCAGACTCACAGCGCGAGGCGCTTGTCGGTCAGTTGCAGGCCTCCCGTAACCCAGTTGCTCTCCTTGAGTCATGGCGCGACCTGTTCGCACGCGACCCAATCGGAACCAAGATTGATATGAGCCGAGCAGCCCTGCCGCGTGGCATGGACATTGGTGACGTTGGCTCACTCGTCAAGCAATTTGCTGGCAAGCCTGAAGAGTTTGCCAAGGCAATCAACGCCCGGATGAAGGGCTAAAAGGAAACAACAATGCTTCAATTCTCTCCAAATCTCATTGCTACCGCTGACATCAACCCCTATGCCATCGTCAAGATGTCAACGACCGCGTTCTCAGGTTCTGCCTCCACGGCAGCGGCTGACTACGTTGTCGGCGTTGCTGACGGTTCAACCCGTCGATTCGACTCATCGGTTCACGCAGCAGCAGGCGACCCAATCAGTCTCCAGCCGTCTAACTGCGTTCAACTGAAGTGCGGCGCATCAACCGCTATTACTGCGGGTCTTGGCTTGATCGCCTCGACTGCGGGCGTAGCGATTACTGCCGCTGGTAGTGGAAACGTCCCTCTGTTCGTGGCTCTTGAAGCCGCAGCCGTGGACACCATCTTCTGGGCGTACCGCCTGCCCTCCGTCAAGCCTCTGTAATTAATCATCGAAAGGAGGTCATCAAATGGCCTATGTAACAGTCGGAGGCGGTCTAAACACTTACGTCCCCTCCACCAACGCGCTCGCAACTGGCGCTCTCCAAGTTGAGTTCACCCGTGCGGTGAATTCGTTTGCCATCACCCGTTACGCTCAAATCGTTGCCTGCAATCAGCAGACGGGGTATTACCTGCGTCTGAATTCGGACGACAACGTGCGCGTGACCGACATCAACGAATTTATCTGGCCTCTTGGCAACGACCGCCCGGTTGGCAAGATGAACGAGCATGACTTCGTTACCTTCACGGCACAGCGCTTTGCCTTCCCGTTCTACATTCCGAACGAGACAGTCAAGCAAGCCGCGTGGGACATCGTTGCCCAGCACGCTCGCAGCAAGGCACAGCTCGCTATGACCGCTCGCTCAATGCGAACGGCTACCGCGCTGACTGGCTCCGCTGCCGTGACTTCGTTCACCAACGCAGGTAACTACTACGCAACCGGAACCACCAACGCTGGCGCTCCGTGGACGACTTCGTCTACCAACGTCATCCAGAAGGGCATCCAGACCGCTCTTCAGCGCATCTCGCTCGCTACTGGCGGCGCGGTTCGTAGCGAAGATATTTGCTTGGTCATTAGTCCGACCATTGCAAACTTGCTCTCACAGACGGAAGAAGTCCGCAACTACGTCAAGAACTACGCGGCTGGTGCGCTTCCCTTCTTGCAAGGTGGCGATATCTTTAGCCGTTACGGACTCCCGCCAAATCTGTTCGGCGTTTCGGTTGTCGTTGACGACTCGGTCAAGATTACGACCCGCAAGGGCGCAGCCTCGACGACTCGCTCGTTTGTGTACGGCAACTCTGCCGTATTCGTGAGCCGCCCCGGTGGCTTGGTTGGTGTCGAAGGTTCGACCTCGTTCAGCACCTGCCAGATCTTCGCCTTTGAAGACATGACAGTCGAGAACTGGGACGATCCGAAGGATCGCCGTATTGAAGGTCGCGTCATTGACAACAGCACCTCCGAACTGGTTTCCCCAGTCTCAGGCGTGTTGGTTGCCGATGTCACAGCCTGATTATTTAGCCTCTCAGGATGAGGGTGGTGGGGACTTCGGTTCCCACCCCCCTCTCTAGGCGGAACATATGACCGCATACGCCACCTACGCCGATTTGGAAGCCGCGCTCGACGCTCAGATCATTGCACAACTGTGCAGCGACCTCGGCAGTCCTATGCTCGGCTCCAACCCGGTCACGACGCACGCGCTAGAACGAGCTACGGGCATCGTGCAGGCGTACACGCGTGTAGGCAACATCTACACGGATTTGGATTTAACGACGCTCTCAGCGGCTAACGACCCCCTGCTGATGACGCTCGTTGTTGACTTGGCGGTTGAGGCGCTCTTTCAGCGCCGCGCCATGAAGATTACCCCAGCCGTTGAGCAGCGTCTAAAGCAAGCGTACTCCATGCTGGAAGCACTCCGGGACGGGAAGATGATCTTTGGCACGGTCGCCAAGGCTGCTAGCGCCGGGTTACCCGAAGTGCAGGCTACGCCAACGATGACCAACGCGTGGTACAACGGCGTAAGTACGAGCGCCTTCTTCCGCCCTCGCCTCCCGAACACGATGCCGGGGAACTGACGTGGAGCCGTGGCGCAAAAGAATCAGCAAGGCGCTCGCCAACGATGCTGTTCGCAATGGTATTGCGGCGGCTATCGCGGCTTATGCCAAGCAGCACATTGCAAAGAGCGAAGGACGCGGCCCGAACGGTGAGACGGTCGCCCTCGCGGCGCTGAAGCCCATGTCTGGCGAGTTCTGGACGACCAAGAAGCCCCGGGAAGGCGAGGTTGCCAGCGCGACCCGTCAAGTCCTCAAGGCGGTCAGCCGCAAGAAGAAGGACGGCTCGGTCGTTGTCAAGAACGTCATGGTGACCGAGTACAAGATGTCCGGGCAGTCCTACCGAAACGGTGGTCAGCCTCTCCGCGACACGGGAAACCTGTTGCGGTCGATTGGTGCGAAAGCCGAGCAGACTGGCCCTGCCCGCCTCTCCGTGACGATGTCGGGCGCTATCTACGGCATCTACCACGAGAAGGGCTTCTCAACTGACGGCCCGAACTTCATCCCGCTGACCCGCAAGGGCAAGCGTACCCATGCGACCGGGGCGAACCCCAACACCGAGAACCTGTCCCGTGGCAAGGATTACGTCATGGCGTGGGGCGGCGTAGACGTTCCCGCCCGTCCGTTCCTTGTCCCGACATCCGTAGAATTTAGTGCCATAGGCAAAACGATCAAAATTGGTCTAGCAAAGATCCTCAAAGGAAAACTCAAGTAATGGCAACTGCAATCTTCGTCGCTGGCCCAACGTCAATTTTCGTCAATGTCGGATCTGGCTACGTTGAACTAGGGCAAACCGACAACGACAGCCTTCCACAGGTTTCTTACTCGGACAACATCCATGAAATCAAAACCGTCGCCTCGGGTGCGACTCCTGAGGAAATGGTGGTTCAAAACACGAGCGCGACGATTACTGTCACGCTGGTCAAGTGGGATGCGTCGGTCTTGACGAGCCTACAGACGCGCCAGCGCGGTGCGGCGTACAGCTCGACCGTTGGTCGCCTCTTGGTTGGCGATAGCGGGACGTTTGGTATCAAGGTCGCCCCGGCGACGGTCGGCAAGACGGGCTACACCTTTGGGCGTTGCTACTTGATGGGTGACGCAATCGCGCACTCGCAATTCGGCAACGTCGAGCAGCGTATGGGTTTGACCTTCCGCGCCATCCCAGACGGTAGCAATTTGCTTGCCGCTTCTTATACTACTTGACATGATCGACCTAACCCTAGATACCGACCCGCTTCTCTTCCGCGTAGAAATCCCGTCCGGCGTGTTGGTAGTGCAATGGAACGAGGCGCTCGCCGCATTGAGCGGGAAGCAAGACGGCCAGCCGCAAGTCGCGGATGTCGCCGCAGCCTTGAGAAAAGTAGCACGCTCGCCCGAAGTGGCTGCTAACGCGTCGGACGAGATCCTCTTTGCAGTCTTTGCTCGCATGGGTAAGGCGGTTGAGCAGGCGGGAAAATAACAAGGGGGGTTGCCCAATTCTTGGCAACCTACGGACGGCTCCCCTCAGACTTTGACGGACTAACAGCAATGGGACTCGCGCAGAACATCCCCATGATTGAAGCGCGGCAAGCCATCATGCTCGCGCAGGGTATTGCTATTGCGTTTGGGTCGCCCGAGCTGACGGAACACACCATCCGAACCGCTACCGGGGACAACGATCTTGCCTTCCGCGTCCGCATGAGCATGGAACACAACAAGGCGGCAAACCAATGACCGTGCAAAGTAACGCGGGCATCTGGATTGCGTTGCGTGACGAGATCCGAAATTGGATGTCCGCGAACAACTACGGGGATGCCGTCTATGTGGCGGAGAAGCCCGGAGACGAGATGCTTGCCCAGTATGCGGTACAGATCATCCCGAGCGGAGACGCTGCCCTGCACCCTCGTAGCGGCGTTGGGCTGCTTGAGTCAACGATTCAGATTACGGTCTGGTGGCGCGGCCTGTTTGACAACACCAACCGGGCGACCGAGCGCATTGCCGGGGATGAGGGAATTGAGCAATTTATCGACGGGCTACGCACGCTCCTGATCCAAAACACGCTCGGCGGTCGGCTGACCATCCCGCTCACATGGCGCAGCGGCGGGCAGATCGAGGCGGTAGACGAGGCGGTCGGCTGGATGCGTGGAACCGAGACTTTCCTGTGCGCCTTTGAAATGACATGGGAGGTTCAGTAATGCAAGACCTTGGCAAGATCACCATCGACATCAACGAGGGCGGCGGGTCGTCTGCTGGCGGCGCTCCATCTGGTATGGGCGGCGGCAGCGGCGGCGGTGGCGGAATCAACATTCAGGCCATGATGTCAGCAGCCGCCAGCGCCTTGAGTTTCGTTGCTGGCGTTGTCAAGAAGGCATTCGATGAAGTTGCCAAGGCAGCGCGATACATCTACGACTCCTTGATGCGCTTGCATTCGTTCATCATGGGTTTTGCGGACGACATCCGCGAGTACAGCCCCGCAATTCAACTAGCGGAGCTGGGCAACGAAATGGAAATGATGGCGAAGAAGATGCGGATGAGCGCCGTGACAAGTCCATTTATAGCCGCTCAGATGGTGCAATCTGGACGAATCGAGCGAGCCATGCTTGAGATTCGCGGGTTTACGGCTTCGCTTGGGGCTATCTTCCTTGAGCCAATTACCAAGGCGGTCGCCGACATCCTTGAGAACATCGTTGTTCGGCTTCCTGAAATTATTGAAGCCATCTATGAAGCTGCCAAGACAACCGGGATGATGGCTATGAAATTAGGAGAGGCCTTGGTTGGAAGTTATTCACTACTTGGAGTAGGCGGAATGGGAATTGGCGCAGTTCTTATTCAAATTGGCGCTATGGCAATTAATATTTCCAAGAACGTAAAGAAGCTAGCCGACCGCGCAGACGCGGAAATGTCCCTGTCTGACCTCAATAAGCCTTTCCTAAACGACCTACGACTCATGGGGGCGCGGATCTAATGCCAAGTAACGGAAGCACCTTTGTCTCGTTCACGTTTGAATCAACGACTTACACACTTCCCTACACCAACATTTCGGCGTATGAGCATAAACCTGTCTACGCGGAAGACGGCTACACGCTGATCCGGTACGAGGTTCACGTTGCTGGCAGCGCCTTGATTTCGGACGGCACAAATACCTACACCGACCTCGTTGCTCGATTTCAAAAAGCAACAGGACGCGTAGACAATGTCTATATCAGCGTGACAACGCCAGAGGGTACGGAAGACCTTCTCAACATCAGCCACCCCGACACCATGCGCGGGCCGCTGATGTCGCTTGCGGTGACGGAAATCAATGGCCGCCGCGCTTGTATTGTCAACTTCACGATTTCGGCGGCGTTGGCACTAGACGGAAACTCGCAAACCCCAACCCCGTATCCGATTCTTTCGCACCGTTGGACATCTCGGTTTGCCCTTGACGCTGGCGGTCATATTACTCGCACGGTGTCGGGCGTGTTGGTGGTTGACCTTGCAGCAACTGGGACAACGGCTACAGCCGCCGCAAGCGGAACGTCAGGAGCCGTAACTGGAAAAGCCCCCTACGCGGATTTGTTCCGCCGGGCGATTCTTCCAGTTGCCCCGGGCGTTGGAAACTGGCGGCGCGAGTCTCAGACCTATGCTTACAACGAGGCAGGGAATTCGCTCATCTACGAGATCACCGATTCGCAAGCTCGGACGGCTTTACCCGATGCCGCGTTCGCAGGTTCGGCTGAATTCACCTACGAGCGTAATGCAAATATGTTGGCATGGGGTCAATTGCGATTCTCATGTGATCTAGAAGGTGCGGTCAACGGCGATGTCCGGAGTCTGATTTGGGCGGCCGTGGTTCTTGCTCAGTCTCGCATCATCTTTGCCCGCTGCAAGATCATGCGGATAGTGGTCACCGAGCAGGATATGCTCAAGAAGGCAAAGATCCGATTTGAGATGGACGCGCTTTCCCCGGCGATTGCTACGGACGCGGCTGGCGTTTCGTCTTTCGCCGTTCCGCTTGCTCAAATTGTTGGTAAGTCCTTTTCCGTTAGTCGCACTTGCCCGGCTCTTCCTGACCCGTATAGCCCCTACAACGGCGTTGCTGGTGTCCCGCATTGGGTAGCCAACGAAACAAGCGCAAAGACACAGACCACCCAGACCATAGCGGTTGCGTCATGTATTGCAGTCATCAATGAATATTGCCCTCCGGGAACCCCGAGCATTAGTATTGAGGTTCCGGATACTCAATTTGACACTATCAACTCCGTTATCAATGTCGGCGTGTTTAGTAACGATCAGCCGCTTGCTCAGTTTAATGCAAACGGGCAAACGACATCCGTAGAGCAGTCAAAGACGACTACGAACGTCAGCACCCAGACACGGATGCACCGACTACAAACGCTCTACACCCAAGGGTCGGATTTTGTGTTTCAGACGGGCAAGGCAACGGTGACGCTAGAGGAGATGACCGTTGTCTCTCGCGTCAACATCCCTCCTGTCCGGACGTTCCGCCCCATTCCTGCAGGCTTTGTGGTCATCAATGACGACTGGAAGGTCAATCACGGGGACGTTGACCCGGCTGGGCAGCGAACATTTATCGGGGTCTACACGCGCACGCTTCGCTCGTATGACGGCGGCGGCTCGACAAGCTTCGGGTATTACACCGAAAACGGTCGCCGTCAATGGTGGCCTTCAGGCGCAAGCCCCAGCGTTGCCGCTCCACTTGCCCTTGGGTACGACCCGCAGAATCAACTCAATACAAGTTCGGTGCTTTCACTCGGTAGCAACGCGCAGGCGTACCAAGTCGGAACGCCACAGGACTACGCGTAATGGGCGTACAAGCGTACATCACCGCAGGGCAGACGATTATCCCTGTCCTCTTGCCTGACGCTGTTATGCAGGACACGGCGCGGCAGATCGGCATACCGGAGACTGACCTGTTCTCGGTTGATGTCCCGGTCGGCATGACGCGGCACACCCGCGCAAGCGTTTTAATTGCCTCGACCCAGATAGCGGCGCTGTTTTCAGTCACCACCGTCTCCTTGACCCTTGAGGATTCAAGCGGGTTGTCGGTGGGCATTGATAACTTGTACGCTCGTCCCCCGCAGCCGTTCTACTGGACGCAGCAAGGTGGAGTGGTACTAGTGGAATTCGTGGACGAGCGTTGGTATTGGCAGTTCTCATCGGCGGCTGTCCTGAATATTGCTATTGCCCCGACATGGTCGTCTGACGGTCGTTGGCAGGTCAATGGCGCGACCGCTCCTACCCCGATCACCACCTACACGGAACTTCTTGCGGAAGTTAGCACGGTGGCAAGCTCCGACAGCCTGACCGCCCCAATTGGGTTCACGGCGGGAAGCCCGGAGTACATGAGGCGGCTGAGTGACCTTTACGGCTCCCCGAACGTCAGCCTTGCTACGGTGCTTGATGCGATTGCGGTGGCAAATCAGCAGATCATCATCAGCGACGGGGCGGCTACTCGATTCATCAGTCGCAGTAACTTAAAGGCGCAATACAACCTAAAGATGGCTGGTTACAAAACGGCGATGCGAGGAGGAATGCAGCCCGTCAACGGCGCAGCAGCAAGCAGCGACGTGCTAGTAAACCTTTACAACGCTAATGGATTTCAGGCTCGCGCCCCGTTGCTTTGTAGCACCGTGTTCCCCCAGCGCATGGTTGAGGGACTGACCTACTACAACAACTGCACCATTGCCAACGTCCCCGCTACCGGGCAGAGCTTTACGACAAGCCAAGTCTTTGCGGCTGGGTCGGCGGCGACATTTACTCGCACCCCGAACAACCTCGGAGCGGCCTACATCACGGACGCGTCGATTGTGGTGCAGGACAATACCGGAGCGACACTAATAACTAGCCCGGGCTGGAACCCGACACCCCTTTCTACCAAGATTCGGGACGACTACGCCGACCGGAACATGAACATTCCCTTCGGGCGCACCGTTTGGGCTGGGTGGATTCCGTGGTATCTCAGCGAACAATCAAACCTTGGTCAAATCGGCAACGTCTCCTACCGTCTTGCGGTCATTGACGGGGAATGGTCGCCTTACACCATCTCTTCGGCGGACGAGACGGACTGGCGCTTCGGGTTGCAGGGGACGAGCTGGAGCGAGCCGAGGGACATCATCACCGCCAAGGGCAACGCGCAGGCGTACCGCAACTGCGTCGGGGCGACCATCATTGACGTACCGCCTCCCATGTGCCGTTCGTTCCCGGCGCGGATCACCAACCATGAGTATTACGGCAACTGGCGCTGGAATTACTCGTTCGTGGAAGTCGAGCCAAACCCAACCCTTGGCGCTACCCCAAGCGTGTCCATTGGGGCATACGCCCGCACGGCAGCGGGGGCAATCGTTGCCCGCAACATGGCCGAGAACGGCAATACTAGTCCTACCCGTATAGCGCCCGGGGTGCTTCAGTCGCACTACAACAACGCGACCGTTGAGCCTCTCGCAATCTGCAACGACACCATCGTCCACATGGTTGAGCAGTTCCCAACGCACACCGATCAAGGAATGCCAACTCCTCCCTACGAACCGCAATATTGGTTCTCAATGCCGAACGCGGTTAAGGTAACTTGCACCGAACAGCAATAGGTTGAACCAAGCAAGGAGCGGAAATGAATCAGCGATGGAACATCATCTTCTCAAGGGGCGGCGAATACCAAGAGACGGTAACCGTAGGGACGTGGCCGAACACCTACCCCGCCCTCAATACGGCTACCGAGTGGCGCTTGACTGTCTCGCAGCCTGACGTGGTTGGCTTCCTTGTCGCTTCGAGCATTGGGGCAAGCCCAATGATTACCCTCAATGGAGCCATGACCGTGGGGACGATCATCGTCCCAGCCGCTACGACTGCCACTATGCCGCTCGGCAGCGCCCGGTACGACCTCGACATCTTCTTCCCTTCCAGCGTCACTAAGCGGCTTATCTCGCTTGGCGCTGCCCAAGTAAACACCAAAGCAGGAGCAGTCTAATGGCTGACGTAGTCATCAATGTAGGGGCGGTTTCCGCCATCACCGCAGGCACAGGTTTGACCGGGGGAACGATTACCGGGACTGGAACCATTGCCGCGAGCTTTGGCACGTCCGCCGGGACGATCTGCCAAGGCAACGACTCGCGCCTGACGAACGGGCGAGCGCCAACAACACACGCGGCAACGCACGCGACTGGCGGAGGCGACCCCGTAACTCTTGACCAAAGCCAAATTACCGATCTAACCACCGACCTAGCCGCGAAGGTGGCTAGTACGCGGCAGGTAATCGCTGGCACAGGCATGGGTGGCGGTGGCGCTCTTTCGGCTGATGTCACGCTAAACGTCTCCTACGGCACATCTGGGACAACCGCGTGCGTTGGTAACGATGCCCGGCTAAGTAATGCCCGCACCCCATCGACGCACGCCAGCACGCACGCAACTGGCGGCTCGGATGTCCTAACCCTTGGACAATCGCAGATCACCAACCTGACCTCAGATTTATCGCTCAAGGCAAGCACCACTCACGCGGCAACGCACGCGACTGGCGGGACGGATGTCCTAACCCTTGGACAGGCGCAGATCACCAACCTGACCACCGACCTAGCCGCTCGGGCGCTTGGCGCGACAACCATGACCGCAGGCACAGGATTGACCGGAGGCGGCGACCTGTCAGCGAACCGCTCCTTTGCCGTGGCTTATGGAACGACCAGCACCACGGCGACCGTAGGCAACGATGCGCGGCTTTCGTTCATTGCGGCCGGAACAGGCGCGACAACGCGGACGCTTCAGAACAAGCTGCGCGACGTAATCAGCGTCAAGGACTTTGGGGCGACTGGCGACGGCTCAACCGATGACACGGCAGCAATTCAGTTGGCGCTTGATGCTCGGGCTGGCAGTTCTCTGTATATCCCGGCTGGTACTTATATAACTAATAGCGCCTTGACTATATCGGCGGGGACATATGTGTATGGCGATTACACCGAGTCAATAATTGCAGTACAACCAACAGCAAGCGCCACTACAGTTAACAACTGCATTGAATTTAATGGCGACGACATTACCGTTGACAACATAAAAATCCTCGGGACAAACGAAGGGGCTAGTGTTGATGGAATCGACTATACAAATTTTGCCAAGGGGTTTAACATTGTTGGGAGAACTAGACCAACAATTACAAACTGCGTAATTGAAAAGTTTTGCGCGTCTATTTACTGCACAAACGGCGTATCCACCAATTCAAATACCATCACAATTACCGGGAATCGAATTTACGGCGGAATACAACCGGGAGACGCTAGTGTTGGCGTTGACGCGCAAGACATTTTGATTATGGGATCAAATGCAAGCTACCCCAATCTTGTTGGAAGGCGTTCAATTATTGCCAACAATTACTGTCTTGGAAATACCGATTGCGGAATCAATGTATGTGGAAATGCTGGAGATACTGATTTTGTCATTTCTGGGAACGTACTTCAGCCACTAGCACTTAACGGCGTTACGCCTCTTGCGGCAATAGATAACAAATCCCGATACGGAATCATTACGGGATATGTTGGCTATTACCCAGCCCGATGCGTTGTCTCTGGAAACGTATTGCGTGACTGGGGAGAGGCGGGGATCGTTTCCGAATCGTTTAATCTGGGCGGTGGTCAAATAAATATCACCGGGAACATAATCAGCAACTGCGGATTTAGTGTTATATACCCTGCTGATTACAGCCTTAAAGCCGCGATAAATGTAAGCGGAAGCGCCGACGTAATCAGTAACAACATCATTGCCGATTGTTTCCGATGCGGTATTCAGTATCAACAAAACAACGCCTTTGTATTAGATTCAAACAACCCAAGCCCTGTTATCTCTGGCAATAACATTTCCAACATTGACGGCGATCCGAATTATCCAACATACCCGGCTTTTGGATATGGGATAAATGTTTTAGGTTCTCACGTTAGTGGAGCGCTTGTTGCAAACAACAGAATTGCGAGAACACTTGACCGAGCGATTCAGGTTAGTTGTTCAGCAGGCGCGGCAAATGGAAACTGCACCGTTACTGGAAATCTTATAGATACAAATCATGCGGCCGCAAGCGAAAAACCCGCGCTAGTAATCATCAATAGCGGCGATTTAGATTGCCTTGTTTCTAATAACAAAATAAATGGATCAAGCAAGACAAGCAACACCACCGGAGAAAACATAGGTATTTTCCTTGTTGGGACGCAGCCAATTCATGCAGTTGGCAATGTTGTAAACAAATATTATCAAGGAATTTTAGCCTCAGGATTTACAGCGGGTCGGAATTTGGCGCATCAATGCGCTGCAAACGTATTTACCAACTGCACCCAAGGAATTGCCAACAGCGACGCAGGCCCTTGGCTCATTAGCGACAACGTCTTTAAAGATTGCACAACTACTTTGAGCGGTGGTATTTGGCAAGGAACGCCGTTCTACAAAGGCAGTACTGTCTCAAACATTCTTGTTTCACAATCCGCAGTTCCTACTACTGGCACTTGGGTAGTTGGTGACCGTATAATCAATTCAGCCCCAGCCATATCGCCAGCTACTCCTAAGGGTTGGGTTTGCATAACGGCTGGAACTCCGGGAACTTGGCATTCCGAGGGGAATCTGTAATCCATGACTCTCGAAACAGCCTCATCTATTGACCGATGGCTTCGCTTTGCCCAGTTCTTCGTGGCGGTCACGGCTTTGGTAGCCGCGCTTGTCTACGCTGGGAGCCGTTCGGAACGCGACGAGCAGCAGACCAAGAGCCTCGAAAAGATGGCGGGCGAGTTAGGCAAGATCCAAGAACTAGCGACATCGGGCAGCGCACAGATTCAAGTCATTGGGGAGCGCGTGCGCGGGCTAGAAGATCGCGTTACGCGTATCGAGAAGCGTTGAGCCGTTGGTGGCTCACGGTCGCCATGCTCGCCCTCCTCGCGGGCTGTAGCCCTGTGCAGAGGATCGCGCAGTCGTCGAACGACATCCGCGCCGAGGCGCAGGGTCTGATCCAGCGCGGGACGGAAACCGGGGACGCGGAGGTCATTGCCCGGGCTACCCGTATCGAGGCGCTTGCGTCCGGGATTCATGTGCAGCTTTCGGGCGTAGAGGATAAAACGCCCATGTGGCTGACCGCTTTGACCTATGGGGCGGTGGCGGTGGTCGCCTTGGCGCTTGTCATCGTCCTGTGGCAGACTGGCCTCGGCTCGGCTATTCGTATTGCCATAGGCTGGCTTCCTAGGAAAAAGGTAGTTGCGGCCGATCTCGCGGTCGATATGCTAGATACTGCTCGCCCTGAAGGAGAGCGGGAAATGGTGGCCGTCATGCGGGCGCAAGATCCCTTGTTTGATGCGGCGTTTAGAAAATCAAAGACTCGACGAAAGGCATAGACATGATCGCAGACACCCTAGGGAATATCTGGTTCGCACTCGCCGCTGCCGCTATTGCGTTCGGCGCTGGTTGGTATCTCTGCATGAAGAAGGCAAAGCGATGATTCGTATCTTCATCCTCGCCCTCTGCATTGTCATAGTCGCGTGAGCGCACTCCCGGCGGTTTCGTGTTGTTGCGATCCCGGCGTGTTGTGGTACGCCCTCAAGTGCGAGGACTACTTCGACAACTATTGCTGCGCCCCTGATTGCGCGCAGGCTCCAAACCGCATTGAGTTCTGCATTGGCTATTTAATTTCGCTGGGTATCCCTGACCCGCCAGACCTTGCGACCAAGTGCTACTACATCTCGTACGACTGCTGCATCTACATCCTGACCAATTTCGAGGCGCTGCCCTGCCCGAACCCGCTATCAACGTGGCCTGTGAACGTGGGCGAATTGGTGAAGGTCAAGAATCGCGCCCTTCAAGGTGACCCATGTTGTTACCCCGATCCCCAGCAACAAGGGAACCCCGGCGGGATTGCCGACATTGAAATCCCCCAGTACGGCCCCGCCATTGAAAACAATCCGCAACTCCCTTGTGAGGAATTGGTGGCGGAGTGCTACCCCTTCAAAGATCAAGCCGGAACGGTGAAAGGGAGCGGGGTCACCATTGCAAGCGCCGCCCGTACCTGCATTGAGACGATTGGCGTGCCTTGGTACGTTCGTTGCGATCATGGCCCCCCGGTAAAGATCGACAGCCTTGACGTGGGTATGTCGCAGGAGATGGGTTTCTGCACCGTGCGCGACCCTGTGACCCCTGCCAGTTGCCCGAATCAAGTTACCCAGTCCTACGTTGAGTACATGAATTGCCCAGATTGCGACCCTGAAGGCGATTGCTGCGGCAACACTACAGGAAACTGCGCTCAAGATCCTGACTTCTGTGATACGGTGCTTGACCGCTTTGAGACGTATGACGTGCGGACGTGCTACTCGCTGGGTGGTTTTGGTTGCCCGTCCCATGACGAGGACATCATGACTATTGTCTTCCCGGCCTGTTTTGCGCCGGGAATTGATCCTGAAGGGCAAGGCGCTCAAGCCGCGCTCAATGCGCTTTTCCTTGGCCCGACCGGGATTGTCCACGTTGACCAAGAAAACACAGTCGCAACAGGATGGGGGACACTTGGAGCGCCCAAGCTTAGTGTCTGCGGTCTTGACATCGTCATCTTCTCCGGTAATGCCGCGCACATTGCCGAACGCATCAACACCCGCATTGGGGCGCTAGTCACGGCTTCCGGTATCCCGCCGTGGTCGGCGTACTTTTGGTTTGGAAATCGTCAGAGCTGCGTGTTATGCGACTGGCAGACGGCAAACGAACGCCCCGGGTTCTCCGACGGCGACATCCTGACGGTTGACCGCGTAGCGTTCACAGACGCAAATACCACCATTACGGTCACGCTCGTTGCTTCATCCCCTCGCTATTACGCGTGCGCGTCGCAGACCTTGATTGTCGATCACCCTTGGCGGATGACGAGCGAGAACACTTGCAACGCTTCCATCTCGGCGATCACCGCGACCCCGAACAACTACGTCATCCAATGCCTGTCCTTCCCCGAGTATTCGTTTGGGGAGCGGTACACCATGAAGCGCGTGCAGGAATACGCATCCCCGGATATTCAGATTTGCGTGGATTACGGCTTCTATCAACCCGCAACCAATTGCGAAGCTCGTGATGGGTGGCCGTTAGAAGACATTACCGTCACAATTGGCAACGACATCATCGTCCTTGTCTACGGATGGACATCTCTCTGCCCCGGAATGCCCGACCCGCGCACGGGGTGCTACGCCTACCCATTCATTTACGAGCCAGCGCCATGCTGTCCGGGGCAAGGCGTGGACTGCAACGAGTGGGCTATTGAACACCCTCTCCCGCAGCCGTGCGTCCGGTCTGTCCAGTATCCTCGCATCTACTGCAAGTCTGACGGCTCAATCGTCACCCTCACCTCATGACCATCGGCACGCTTAACGTCTCCGGCATCTCGCTCCCGATCATGGATTGCAAGTCGTGGCGCGTGGCTGGCACGTCACCCCTCTGCCTCAAGAACCTTGACGTGATGAAGTGCGCGACCTGCGAGGAGCGCGAGACGCGGGAAGGCAACATCATTGACCCGCCCCTCTTCCTTGGCGCACGCCCTGCGCCCGTTGCTGCCCGCGCCAAGCTGACGACCGAAATGCAGCCGCCTGCGCCGGGGACGGTTGCGCCCCCACGGATGCGCGGGCTGGGTGACGTGGTCGCAGCCATGACGAGCGCGGTTGGCATCAAGGCAGGCTCCTGCGGCCCGTGCGCGAAGCGACGCGAGGCGCTCAATCGCCTGATCCCATTCGGGCAAAAAGAAACCTCGCCGCCACCCGAAGGCAACGGCGAGGGAGAGGCAAAGTAATTAACGGATGCGGAGGCTTGTCCCGCGAGGGAGCAAGCGGCATCCGGGGATCTCACCGCCAGCCTCAAGGACGATCCGGATCGCTTCCTTGTTTGGCTCGGTGACGATCTTGACTAGCGGGACTTCAAGCCCCTTGACGGCATCGTCATCAATCTGAAGCGACTGCTTACCGCCGTTCCCAGCGACCGACAACTTGAACCGGGGCGTTTCGATCTTGAGCCGCCCAGTCGTTTCCATTGCCGCCTTCAGCCCCTCCTTGAGGCGTAGGGCAAGGGCATCGTCAGCCGCTGCGAGCGCACGGATGCGGGAAGCTTCCTTGCCTCGCGCCTCCGCTCGCATCTCTAGCTCGCGGATGAAACCCGCATAGGCTTCCGATTTGAGGTCTAAGGCCTGATCTAGACCCACGAGATGCTCGTCAAGCGCAGCCTGCGCTTCCGGCGAGTCAATGCCCTGATCGAGGACAGCGTCGAGAATAGCCTGCATTTCCGATGTGATTTGGTAGAGCGACATTAGAACGGAACCTCCTGATTAGACGCGGTGACCTTCATGATCTGGAGCGAGTCGCCGACGCGCTCAACCTGCAACTGCATACAGTCGTTGACGTGTTCCTTGGCGAGGTCGGCGTACTCCTGCACGGTGGTCGCAATCCACGCCTTGCCATGCTTGCCGTCCACCTGAATGGCGTAGGGCTTTCCAGCGCGGACAACTACGCGCAGGATGTCAAACGTCCCCTCAAACACGTCCGGATACGCGTCGGTCGCCTTGACTTCTGCCACAGGCTCAGGAGCGGGCTTGGTTGCCTTGGGAGCGGTCGGAGGCGGTGGGACGGCTGTCCGTGGGTCTTGCGGCTTAAAGGGCTTACGCGGCTCGCTACGCGGTGCGCTTGGCAGGCTTGCCTCGTTCCCGTCCTGATCCTCTTCCCCCACTATGTTGGTCACAGAGGCTAGGCAGTACCTGCGAAGGTAAGTAATTATCGAACCCAACTGCTGAACCGTAGCGCGGTCAGGCAGAGCGGACATAGCCGTCTCCGCCATCCATTCCCCGCTCGCATGGAGCAAGGTGGTCGTGACTCCGACCGCCCCGCCATCGGTGCTGACCGTCTGCACGGCGCTGATCCCGTGACGGGCAAGCGGCAGGCGCACGGCGTTGATGATTGCGCCAAGGCTGGCGTAGCGGCTCTTAAAATGCGGGTTGACCGCGTCAAGGCTGGGGTTCACGATTTCCAAGTTTGCGGCCGCCAGCGCCTTCGCTAGCTCCCCAATAGTGTCACTTCGTTGCATAATGTCCTCTCAAAGACTGCGCGGCTCGCCGCACTCGACCCCGGCGAAATGCTAGGGCATAAGAAAGATACTCCCCCGTATCGCGCCTGTCAACAGGTGAAAAGCGAAATAGCCGTCATCGGTACGTCCCCGTATCGCTTGGTGGCGCTCAGGGAAACGACCTGCGCGTCATCGTGGTACAGGATTCCGCTAAGGGCATCCAAAACGCTGCGGCACAATTTGTCGATGTCAGGCTTGCCGGGGTGGCTTGGAGCGCCAGCGCGGAGTGCGCCCTTGCTTGTGTAGTGGCTCTTTGGGCGAGCGAACGCAAAGGCAATCACTATCCCCACAGGCAACCCCGTTGGTGCGCCGACACGCGCTTGGCTTGCGGCAAGGCTAATGAGGGCGCGGTAGGGCTTGACCCTCGCGCATGACTCTACCAACGAAACACGGCCGCCGCGCACGAATGCCCTTTTAGAACCTTGTGGCGCGGGTATGCCATCAACCGTAAATTCAAGCACGTTGCGCCCGCTGGCATACGAGAAGCGCCTGCCGTGCGCGGTTGACTTCTTTGATTTGTGCCGTGAGCTGCTCGCGCATATAGGTGATCTCGCTAGCGGCTTCCTTGAGCAGGGGGTCGGTGGAGGCGCTTGCCGTGATGCGGTCAACGATGTCCTCTTCCCAGTCCCCGCGCATGATTAGCCCTCGCCCCGGTAGAGGTCGTCTCTTAGCATGACACGGTGTAGTTCTTGCTTCACCGTAGTGAGCGTATCTTGCTTCTGTTTTTTTGGCGTAGCAGGTTTGAAGATTTGCCGCAGCCACAAAAAAACGACCCCGCCGAGGGAACGCCCCCCGGCGGGATCGCCGCAAAAACCTTGACTACCGCGCAACGCGGCGACTCCCCAGAACAATCCGGCTGACCGCCGAACGGCTGACCCGGTACTTCCGAGCAATGTCCGACTGCTTCATCCCCTTGCTTTTATCCTTGCGGATGCCCTGCAAGGTCAGGCCGTCGATCTTGGTCATTCCTCTGCCTTCCCTCGATGGATGCGGTAACGCTGGTCGGCGCGGATGGATACACCAATACGGCCGTGCGTGGTAGAACCCTGCAACCTTGCGTAGATGCGTGCAATTTGCTCGCCCGACTCGTCAAGGATCACAATGTAATCCGATTGCTTGCGGAGGGTAATGGTCAGGAAACCGCCCTTAGTTTCAACGCTAGGAGACATGGGCTACCTTCGTGTTTGGCGAGCATTTCGTGATGAAGTTCACAACGCGGTTCATCAAATCCTCGCGCATTCCGTCCTGCGTGTCGCCCTCCTCAAAGAGGCACAGGCTAGAGAACCGCGTCCCCTCAATGCCATAAGGGTTGGTCTCCAAGAGGTAGACCGAAGCCCGCCAGTAGACGAGCGATGGGTTGCCGTCCGACTCGTTCACCGAATGCAGCATCGGGTCGCCGCCAACGATGACCAAGACCGGGCGGTCGAACTTGCCAGCCAGCCCGCGCTGGACACGGTCTTCGCTCAACCAAGCGGGGTAGCCATCTTTGCGTTCCCATTTCACGTCATGCAGCACAGGCCGCGCCCATCGGTTGTCTTCCTCTTCCATTACTTTGCCTCCCTGTTCTTCTCTATGTTAAAGGTCATGTTTCGGTGAATCCGTAGTTGTGACGTGGTGTAGTGGCGCAGGTTTCCGCCAGCGCAGAGGGCAACGCACCAGACATCATTCTCAAACGTCCCGCCGTCGCGGACGTAGATGGCGTACCCATCTTGGTTGTCGCAAGTGACTACCGGGATAGGCGTGGTGAATTGGTGCAGCCCGCTCATATCGTTCCTCTCTCCGCCTCAACGGCGGCAATGCGTTCTCCGATCCATTCCATGCAATTCACGGCCATGCTGTTCCCTAGCGCCTTGTACCTCGGCCCATCCGGGCAGTCGCTAGCCGCCTTCTTGCGCCAAGGAATCAGCGTGTAGTCATCCGGGAATCCTTGCAAGCGTTCGCATTCCCTTGGGGTTAATCGGCGCACGGTCATGGCTTGCGCTACCGCCTGCGTGGCGCAGCCCCCACTACTGCCGCACCCCATTGCGCGAACTGACCCATCGGTACTGCTGATCGGGTCTTGGGTAGGGTGGAAGGCAACCGCAACACCATGCACATCTGCCTTGGTCATTGTGTACATGGCTCCCTCTGCTGATGCGCCTACGCCCTGCGGCCCACCCTTGTCGCGCCCAATGAGGTTGCCCTGTATAGCAATAGTCGTAGCCCGCA